GTTGTATAATGTTGGTTCGAATGCTGTTGCCTCAAGTAGGTACATTTTGCCGTTTTCAAGTTCAACGGTAACCACTTCCTGTAAATCAGTTTCAAATACCTGGTAAAGCCATTCACCCGGGGGGCAATCAGCAAATACATCTGCCGTGTTAATTACAAATTCATTGTACCGGCTCGGATAAGTGCTAATATCATCCTCCGGCCCTTCGAAAAATATAACCTCTTGCTTTGTAACCCCGTGAGTGAAAACAAATTTATACAGGTAATCTTCGGTTAACGTCTGCAATTCCTGCAACGTCACTACAATGTTTTGCGAAGTTTGACCCTGTTGTAAATGTAGCATTGTTACATATATGAGTAGGAAAGTCTGATTTTAGGTAAAAAAGAAAGCCGCCTCCTAAAAAGAAAGCGGCTAACCATTATTAACCCTTAGATATTCCCTGCAATATTATCCCGGTGTGGTAAGTGCTGCGTAAACGGTGCTGTTTACTTCGAAGTATGGTTCAGGCTCGCCACCTGTCAAAACTAATGTAGTACCATTCAGGTCCCCAAAAGCCTTACCGCTGGCAGATTGGCCGCCATTGGTTGAAAGCCCCATTGTTGCACCGAGCATTACCGCTACCCCGTTTCGGTCTTTTACCACCGCAATGCAGCGATTTGCAGCCAATAGTTTTACCTGATTCCTTACCGCTGCCTGGCTTTTGTTGAACTGCATGTTCAATGTCTGAGCGTAGAAAATAGATCCATTTTCATCGCTTCCGGTAACATCTTCAGTCCATGATGCGGTTTGGGTAAGCTGCTCAAACTTGTAAAACTGCTTGCCGGTTGCCTTTGTTATTCCCGTAACCACGCCGGACGCTGTTGCATAGCTTGTAACGTCTGCCAAAGCGATAATGTAAATCTCTTTGACGCCGCCCATACTATCCCGGCAATCTAACGTCCAACCGCTTGTTATCGCACATGCCATATTTGACAAAGTATTATGAAGGCCGGAGTGTTAACCCCGGCCTATCAGTTATATAATGAAGTTCACAATTTCACCGGGGAAAGCGAAGTTTACGCCGGTTTTGAAAGCAACATGCAATTTGTTCACCATGTCATCCATGCTGTACCAAATTTTGAAACTTTCCTCCTCAAACTCCAGATCCACACCCAAAAACAGGTTGCTCATACGCAGGGCCACAAGGCGCTTAGTGCCGTCCAATCCGTGTACAGGGGTAAGCCTGTAATTCGTTCCGGGTATCAGCAATTCGATTGCGCTTGCCTTTTCGCCTGCCTGTGTTGGTGCAAAGCTGAACAGGTTTTGATCCCTGTATGCTTGCAGGTAAGTGTTATAGGTATCGAACCCGCAAAAAATGCGAATATCGCTTTTGGCCTGAATCTTTGCAGGCATTGCTACCCACATCGCATCAACAATATTGCGGACGTTGGTAGTGGTAATCAAACCGGTAACGGCAGGTATTCCCAGGTAACCGCTGGCATTTGCCTGTACTACTGTGCCGCTGGCGGCGTTAAGCAATTTCAGGATGCCATCAAATTTATTGAGGCTACCATTTGAACCCGCGCTGCCTGCTGTGTCGGCAGTCCAAATTGCAACTTCCAATTGCTCTGCAATGGTTTGTGCAATTTCCTCGGTAATTTGCTGTTCAAAAGCAAAACTTTCATCGCTTGAACCGGCTTTCAAAGCTTCCTGCAAATACTTTGCTTCAAGTTCTTTTTTGCAAAACTGCTGCTGCACTTTCATTTTACCAACCGTAACCGTCCTTTGGGTAAAGGTAGTAGTACCGCTTGCATTGAATCCGCAAGAGGTATCGGATTGGAAAAACGCATCGGTTGCAATGAGGTTAATCGTTTCAGCCGATTTAACCTTTGTCATTACGTTACCCTCACTCATTATGAG